AGATACAACTGGGGCGGACAGATTTACTTATTATTATTACAATGGCGCTGCTTGGGTTTCGGTAGCTAGTCAAACAGTTATAGATAATACTCAATACAATGATACTGCTTCTGGTTTAGCTACTTTGACAGCTGGTAGATATGGTGTTCATTGGATTTATGTTTGCTTGGAGGGCGATATTTATGTTGTATATGGGCAAGGTAATTATACTTTAGCTCAAGCGCAGGCAGCACAACCACCTGAATCATTACCAGCTTATGTGGCATATTGGACTAGTTTATCTGCTAAAATAATTATTCAAAAAAGTGCCACCACGGTTACAAGTCTTGAAAGTGCTTACACTACTAAATTTACTCCAACTTTAGTTAATAACCATAATGATTTAAATGGTTTGCAGGGCGGAGTTGCTGGTAGTTATTATCATGCTGATCAGGCTATAGATACCACATCCACGCCAACGTGGGCGCAAGTTACGGTAGATAATTTAGTCTTAAACTCTAATACCTTAAGCTCTACTTCTGGGGCGATAAACTTAACGCCAGTCGCAGGAAGTGCCGTAGTTATCGATGGACATTGGTCATTCGATTCTACAACGATGACCGCTATAACGGACGCTAATACAACCGTAACTGCTTACACTGGTAAAAATATAACGATAGAAGATGTTACCTTCGATGGTGGCGCTGTTGCCGCAATTACCACATTAACAACAACAGGAAACTTGGGAGTAGGAATAGCTGCTAACGCCGGAACCATTAACTTGGATGTGAAGGGAAATGGAGATACGGCAGATCAAACTTCATTGCAGTTAAGAAGTGGTAATGGTGGTGGTCATTATGAAAGTAATCAAATCTTGTTCGGCTGGAAGAGTACCGCTCAATATAGACATGCACTTAAAACAAGACATGTGGCTGGCGCTGTATTTGGAAATGCTTATGATTTTTACGTTTGGACAAATGCTGTCGGTATTAATGACATACCAACGGCGCGGGTATTTACGATAGACGCGCAAGGAATAGGTTTAGGCGCTGTGTCAATTGGCACTAATGCTACTAATACGATGTGCGTTACAACAGGGACGGCGCCAAGCGCTTCTGTTACTGATTCCTTCCAGATGTATAGTAGCGACTTTGCGGCTGGAAACGCTTGCCCAACTTTTAGAACCGAAAACGGAACAACTATACAGCTTAATCAATCATTAGTTACTACGGCAGAAGTTAGTTTTGCTAAAGTCACAGTCGATAATTTGGCTTTAGATGCCAATACATTAAGTTCTACTTCTGGCGCTATTAATCTTACTCCTGTTGCTGGTTCAGCGGTAGTAATAGACGGACATTGGTCGTTTGATTCCACCACGATGACCGCTATAACGGACGCTAATACAACCGTAACTGCTTACACTGGTAAAAATATAACGATAGAAAGCGTAACCTTTGACGGAGGTGTGGTAGCTGGTGTTACCACCTTAACAACGTCAACAGGTATCGGCGCCGCTGTTACTCCCGTTGCTACATTGCAAGTTTTAGCTAAGCCAGTGGATATGGGCAGTTATTCATATACGGACTGGGATGGAGCAGGGTATAAATTACCAGCTGCTATTGCTTGCGCGACTAATAACGGTGGATCTTCGCCAACTGCCGCTGTTCCGGCATTAGTATTGACTCGTGCTGGTGTTAGCGGTCAAGCCTATGCAAACACTGTAGAGTTTAAATTAAGTCGCTGGGAAAATTCTGGTACAAATGCGCGTACGATGCTAACACTCGCTCTATCCGATGGTCCCCATGTAATGAGCGATCAGTTCTTTTTTAGAAGCAGTGGTAACTTAGGTATAGGAACAAATAGCGTCACAACTGCCGGCAGCAATACTATTGCGATCAAAACAGCAACGGCGCCAAGTGTTGATATTGCTGATGTATTTTTATTTTATAGCAGCGATCAAGTAGCAGGCAATGCAGTCCCTACATTTAGAACGGAAAATGGCACTATTTGTAAAATCAATCAGTCGATCACTACTACAGACTTAGTTACTTTTGCTAAAGTTACAGTAGATAATCTAGCTTTAGATGCAAATACCCTAAGTTCAACGACGGGATCAATTAACCTAACTCCTGTTGCTGGATCGGCAGTAGTGATAGACGGTCATTGGAGTTTCGACGCCAACGCTCTAACCGCTCTTACTGATAACAACACGACTATAACTGCGTACGCAGGTAAAAACATCACTGTTGAGTCAGTTACATTCGACGGTGGAGCAGTGGCAGCGATTACAACGCTATCAATGTCTAACCAGTTAACCAACACCTTGGCAGATGGTACGGCGCCGTTCGTTATTACATCTACCACTAAAGTTAGTAACTTAAACGTAGATAAGGTAGATGGTTATGATTTTGACCAAGCTTTATTGCAGGCGTCTACGCCAACTTTTGATACATTATTTGTTCCTCGCTATCTACAAATTGGGGGAACAGCAACAACGGCAAATGGTATTTTATATATAAAAACTTATGAAGGTGCTGCTGCTATAAATAACGGTATTTTTGTTGTAGGTGGGGGGAACTATTACATATATGCTAACACAGGAAAGAGTATAGTTATTTGCCCAAATATTACTGGTGGTGCGATTACTGATGATGACTTTCTTTTTGACACAAACAGGAATTTACGCATAAACGGAGCAGCAGCAGGAACAAGCGCTACTGCTTCTATTTGTTTAAAGAGTGGTACTGCACCAAGTGCCGCAATTACTGATGGTGCTCAACTGTATAGCGCCGATCAAACCGCTGGAAATACCTGTCTTCATACGATGACAGAAAACGGAAAAGTAATTAAATTGTATCAACAAGCACATATTGCTGACGCCACAGATGCAGCAGACGTTATTACTAGAGTAAATGCAATATTAGTCGCCCTAGAAAATTTAGGGTATTTAGCAACATCTTAATAAAAAATAGGTAATTTTATGAGCGAATGTATTCCAGCAATTATTTTTGTCATTAACAATGAAGAACAAATTATTTGTGTTAAACAAATAGCACTTCCTGATAAATATTATAACATTCTAAACGAAGCGCAAAAACATGATATGCAAATAATGTTTAACCAGTTTTGTCCACGAACAGGATATAAATTAAGTGAAGAAGAGGTCTACGAATATGTGGTTAAAAAAGCGTACGAAGAACGATTGGAAAATATAATTCAAGAATGTGAGGCCGCCAAAGAAGAAGCCAAAACAACATTTGAGGAGTTATCAAAAGTTAAATTCATAATCAAAGACGAGACATAACTGGAAAGAAATACCTTTCCTTGGTATAATTTTAACAACCTTGTACTCATGTAATAGTACAACAGTACAACAGTACAATCATACACCCTACAATTAAATATGAGGTATCATTATGGGCGGAGACTCCGATTCACCACCAGTATATACTGGACCATCAGCAGAACAACAAGCAGAAATGGATCGTATTAAGAAACAAGAAGAAGATGAACGAAACAAAGCAGAAGCAGACCGCATCAAGGCGGCTCGTTCTAAATTTTCTAGTGGTGGAAGTATTCCTATTAAACAAAATCCCTCTTTGTTAGGCGGATAAAATGGCTAATAATGACCCTCGTTGGGTAGATGTTTATTTAGATCGATTTAATCGCGCAAAAGAAAAAGCAGCACTTTATCGCTCGCTCTTTGAGGCAATTTATCGAATGTTTATGCCTAATCGAAACTTTTACGATTCGGCACAACGAACATCTGGTCAAATTTATAATAAAGACTTATATGATGGCACGGGGGTTTTAGCTGTTAGAACATTTGTATCACAGGTTCATTTGGCATTAACACCCATAGGAACGCAATGGCTAACTGTACAAGCAGGTACACAAGTTACTGATGATGAGAAAGATACGGTCAATCGGTTTGCACAAAAATATACTGATACTATTTTTCAATATCTAAATGAAAGTAACTTCGATATGGCTATCAATGAAGCCTATTATGAGTTGGCGATTGGTACCGGAGCCATCGTTATAAACGAAGGTCCAGACGAGAACCCTTTGATATTTTCAGCCGTATCTATTCCTCTCTATTACCCAGAAGAAGGTCCATTTGGCACCATAGAAACTGTATGGCGAGAATTTAATAAATTTCCATTTAGAAATATATTACGAACATGGAAAAAGGCCACAATTAATCCACAACTTGCACAGCAAGCAGAACGCGACCCAAATCTAGAAGTTGATCTAATTGAAGGAAGTGTGTGGGATGACGAAAAGAATAACTTTCATTATTGTGTTATAAACCCAGCAACTAAAGATGTTTTATTTGAAGAGTATAGTAAATCCAGTCCATGGATAGTATTTCGTGGGTTCAAACGAGCAAACGAAATCTACGGAAGAGGTCCATGCGACGATGCGTTGCCCACTATGCAATCACTCAATAAAATGAGCGAGTATGAATTACGATCAGCTCAAATAAACGCATTGCCAATCTGGGCGGCCGTAAATGACGGGTACATCAATCCATACGTTATCTCTCTTGAGCCAAACTCTATTATTGTCTGTAATCCAAATGCTTCGCCAAGTAATCCGCCACTATTTCCAATAAGTGGTCATACAGATGTTAAGTTTGGACAGTTAGTCGTACAAGATTTACGCGATCAAATTAATCGTATTTTCTTTACTGATCCACTTGGCCCCATAGATGATCCAACAAAAACTGCTACTGAAATCAACATACGCAATCAATATGCTCTAGAAGCAAAAATACCGTTTTTTGGTAGATTGATTTTTGAGTTATTAGACAAGTTAACCGACCGCATAATATTTATCCTTCAAAAGAAAGGCTTGCTACAGCCAATAAACATTGATGGCAAACAGTTTTCTGTTAAATATAAATCTCCATTGGTTCAACAACAAAATACGGCCACAGCTAATAACATTGTTAAGTTCGCCCAGACACTTCAGTCCCTTGTTGGGCCGCAATTATCTTTATTAGCTTTTGATTTACCAGACTTAATAACAGACCTAGCCAGTAAAATGGACATTCCTTTAGAGGTAATTAAATCATCTCTAGAAATTCAAAAAGTAATTGCTAACCTACAGAAACAACAACAAGATCAGATTGATGCGCAAAACGCCGCAGCCGCTCAAAAACAATTACCAACGCCACCACAAGGCGGTCTTCCTGGAGGACAACTGCAATGAGCAAGTGGATTCAATCAGCCGTCACTAAAATGAAAAAAAAAGGCACAATAGGATTATTTAGTAAGGCAGCAAAACGCGCTGGCAAACCAACACTAACTTATGCGCATAGTGTATTAAGCAATCCCAATTCATCTCCCACGATGAGGAAACGCGCACAATTCGCAATTAACGCTAATAAATAGCACAATAAACGAGGTAATTTATGGGCTTTTCATATCCAAACGGGGCACCCGTTCCAACACACACAAGCATTCCACCATGTCCTGCAGAGCTTCAAGGAATAATTGATAACATCAAAAGTTATTCTTTTAAAGAGCTGCTAGCAATTCTTGATAAATGGGATAAACAAGCCCATAACATTTACATCGAAGAAGTACGCAAACAAGTTCAAGAATTGAAACGTAACAAAAAGACAGGTGATGAGAATGAGCCAAAACAATCAACAAGCAAAAATACAAAATAATGCTGCGCTTGAAAAACAACTCTACATTCAAAAAATAATTCTAGAAACATTTCAAACCGAAACCGGCCAAGAATGTTTAAAACTTTTAACCAAGATATTTGTAGAACCAACTAATCTCCCCGTAGGCGCCGAAATCATTAGTCGTTTTGGTAATGTAGAAGTTTATTTGGCATTTTTACAAGGACAAAAAAGCATTATTAATTATCTTTTACAATGTATTGAAAATGCAAAAAATCCAGTTTCTTTAGAGGTAAACAATGATTAGTAATCCAGCAACAAATACTTCCGCAACACAAAACCAGCAAGCATCCCAACAACCAACAACGCCACCACCAACCACTACACTTGGAAATCCACAAACAGGAACGGTAAGTAATGTACCACTTGATAAAGTTTGGCAATGGCGCGACGGTATGCCAGGCGAAGGCGAAAAACCAGAATGGTTCGATAATAAAAAATATAAATCAATAGAAGAACAAGCGCGGGCATATTCCGAGGCTCAAAAAGCCATTTCATCACTACGACAAAGACTTGGTCCTTTAGCAGAAGGAGCACCCGAAAATTATGATTTTACAAAATTTAACGATAATTCTTTCCAACTAAATCCAGAATCAGAAAACTTTAAGAATTTATCAACTCTTTTAAAACAACACAATATTCCTCAGGCATTTGCTGAAAAATTAATTGAGTTACATAAATCCGAAATACGTGGCAATAGTATAGACCGCGAAGCAGAGCTAAAGAAGTTAGGACCAGATGCAGCCGATCAGTTAACGCGATTACAGCAATGGTGTAGCAGTAATTTTGAACCAGAAGTAAATGAGTGGTTATCGCAACACATGCAGACCGCTGAAGATATAAACGCATTGAAACGGATAAGAAACGCTATGTCTCAAACACCAATACCGATAAACGGGGTAAGTCAAAACGTACTTAGCTCCAAAGAAAGTCTTTTAAAGTATTTGAGTGAAAACATGTACCAGGGTGATAAACTTGCAGATAATCCGACCAAGCAAGCAGAGTTTATGAAGCGATTGCGCGATTTTACTTAATTTGGTTTGTGCATACTTCCAAAGTAAAACCCAAAACAAAAGGTTAAAAGTGTCCCCATAATTGTTATCATTTCCTTAATGATTGTGACATCTGTGGGATCGTTTTTTAGCCAACAAAATAATCCGCCTAATAAAAGAAAGCCATTGAGCGCACCTATCGCCAGAAAGCGAGGCGTCCAGTCGTACTTTCCCGCTTGCGCTAACAGTACAGCTAATTGCCGGGCATTGGCACGATCATCGGCGGCAATTCTCTCAAGGTCTACTTGTTGTCGACTGGCTTCGATCTTTAAAGACGCTTCCAGTTCCTTGGCCTTCAAGAGTTGTTCTGGTGTAGCAGATTTAAACGCATCAATAATTTGATCTGGTGAACTATTGTCGCTTAACCCAAGAACATTGCATAAACCAGAAACAGCAGCACCAGCAACGGGAGAAAATAACGCTGATGCGGCTATTGGCAATACCTTTCCAATCGTACTTTTAACATCATTCCAGTTCATTTAAATATACCTTACGCATATGCTCTATTAAGCCAACCACCTAGGAATTTATCAAGACTTGGATTTTTAGCAACCAAATAACGATACCTTCCGGCCATCTCACTTCGATATGCGGACAATAACGGCATTTCTGGGGCGTTTCTGTAGGCTTCTAGCGTCTTTTGTCCTGCGCAGCCATCAATCACAAGGACTATTCCAGAAGATGCCCTAATAGCCATCTGAAGCAGTTTTATACCGTACCCCATCCCAAAGTTTACATTAGCCGAAAATATCTTGTCTGCGATCTTCTGAGAGAAACTATCCATGAAATCCTGCCAGAAATATTTCTTG